CCGGTTAATTTGGTTATTTTTTTTGGATCATCTTCGTCGAACTCGGCTCCTATGCTCTCCTGTGAGACCCCACGGTATGCAGGCGAGTTGATTATATCCTTCAGTTCTGGAGAAATGCCGGCGACGGTTGCATCGATGTACTCACCGTTTTTCCATGAACTGTCTATTTTGCCTTTTTCCTTCTTCTTGTGGTTGACTGTGATTATTCCGCCGGAGTACGTTTCTGCACTGGAATCGATTGCCTCTTGTGTTATTTCGTACTCGTTCCCTTTCTCGTCATATGCTTTCGTTCCGGCACGGACAATGTGGGTGGTGAGAGTATCACCGTCGAATGTGGGTTTTTCGGATAGAACAGTTGAAATTATCATATAGGGAACTTTAGAGGATGACTATTTAAAAGAAAGTTGAAATCATTCTCTGAACTTCCACTCGCCTGCATCATCATCGAAAAACAAACCAGCTTTGGTTTTCTGTTTCTCAAAGAACTCCTGTGGAGTATCTAATTCAGGATCATCAAAATAAGGCACTTGACGATGTCTGCAATTGGGTTCTTCTAATAATGAAAGTGCATAGTTACCTTGCTCGGTTCCATACTCGTAAACAAACCCTAAAGCTGCGACATGATCGGGGCGTGCTCTCTCATCCACGGGACCTGTCAGCCGGAATTTAGAAAAACCCATACGTTGATATTCAGTTGCTCTGCCCTGCTCCCACGCCGTATGTGTAGCTGTCCTGCCAACCATGTCAGAATACGCCTTGACGTTTGTCACGTATGGTCTTTCGATTGTTTTCTCAATTGTGCGAATTGTGCCGTCCTTACCAACTTTCAGAACGGTTCTTGTCTTTCCACGATTGTCAATTACAACATGTTCGGAACCTTTGAAGATGTCATCAGCATACTTTTTGACCTCCGCAGAAACTTCCTTGTAGCCCTTTCCATCTGCTATTAAGGTTCGTGCCTTGTCCTTGATTTGTTCACCAATGTTGTTGTTGAATTCAGAAACATAACCGAAATATTCGGCTGACAGCCTCTTAATAGCGTTTTTCTGTACGTTTGTAAGACCGGTGGTATCTCTGACACCATTGGAACCTGCACGGTAATATTTCTTAATCTGTTTTGAAATTGCGTTTGATTGAGATGCAGTGACGGCAAGTATCGCTTGATCTATCTGTTTCTCAATCGTTTCTGGAGGAACTTCTTCCGGCATGCTCACAGTTCCTTGATTTTTGAAACGCCTTTTTTGTATGCTTCGAACAAAGCATCCGGTAGGTCGTCTTCTTCAGTCACCTCAGATGGTTCCAGTTCTTCGGCTGTGCTTTGGATACTGGTTGAAGGTATGTTGAATGGAACGCTAGGTTGTTCCTTGTCGTCATAATTCTCCAAATCAAGTATTCCGAAACCATACTCTTCTCCAAGTGCCTGAATGTCTGACCTGTCCGCACCGACCTGTTTCGCGACCTGTAACACCTTCATGTTTTGCAGTTTGGCCTGAGCTTCCTTCAGCTGATCACTTACATCAGTAACAGACAATTTGAAATGACAGGCCATATCATCAAATGTGAACGTGCCTGTTTCGGTTCCACCGTCTGTTGTTGGTACTTCATACTGCCAGGTACTTCCTTCAAACTTCTCTCTGATGAGTTTGTCAGCTACTTTCTCATATTCTCTTCTCACACCTGCATAGGTTGTGTTGAAAAGTTCCAGTATTGTCCTTGAGGTAGCGAGCTCCGAACCGTTCGCTTTGACGAGTGCAACCGGGAACCCAAATGCCTGTCCTATTTCCTGATCAAGTAGGTCCAGCATTGTTTTGATGAATGAGGAAGGTACCGACCTGCCGGATTCAACAACTTCAAGTTCTGTATCAGGACCTGAACTGAAGATACCACCATCTTTCAATGATGTAAGTACGTTCTTTGCAGCTGTCTTGCATGCAGTGACCCATGCATTGTAGATTGAACTCTCGGCTGCATATCTCTCTGGATCAGTTGTCGACATTTCCTCTGGTGGTTGCTGCGGTACCGTGGTGATGAGGTCCTTTCCACCATCTGCACCAGTGACCTCCATAACAAGACCATTTTTGACATGAACAAACGGAGATAACACCCTGAATATAATATTAGGAGAATTCGTAAGAAGGAGACGCTTTAACCATATGGCCAGAATTGCAGAATCAATCGGTGCAGGTTCGTCCGGATCCACCCGATGCATGGCAATGATACGGTCTGATGAATCCACTCTTAGGTTTGTGGTATCTGTGATTCCGTATTTAGTCTTGATGAAATCGAACTGTGCTTTTGCACCACGATCTTCGTACTCGCCTTCTATATATCGGCCACCATTTGGAATGAACCAGGAATTATACTCAGATGTGGATGGATTCTCGGTCCACGAATCATTGACGTATATCTTTTGATGATATGCCACAGTGGTAGTGTCCCATGGATCCCGATATGTTGTGATTGTAGCATTCTTCAGTGGTGCCAGTGATTCTATATTGTCCTTGTCAGGATCCTTCCGGCGGTATGCGTGACCATGGACGATTGTTAGGTCCTTGAAATCATCTCTGAATGCGTCCAGTAGGCCAATCTCGTCCAGGTACTGCCTGATCTCCCTGAGTGCGGGTTCGTATTTCTTATTGTCTTCTGTTACCAGCTGATAGTCGCCCAGGATAGAATTCTTCAGGAAAGGTGTGATTGTGCCCTTCAAAAGAGGATCTGTTTCAAATGCTTCCTCTCTCATTGACGGTGTTACTTCGAATACTGAACCGTCTGGCATCTTTGCTTTCGTGTCTTTGATCCATTTCAATGTTGTTATGTAGGTTTGATAAGGATCATCGCCTACATAGGCACCAACAGGTGATGTTTTCTTTTGCTGTGGTGGAGTCGATGAGAAGAGTTTGTTGAGAATTGACATGTAGAAAAATTCAGGCGATGACTATAAAAAGGAAAGTTGAAATATAAATTTCAGATTTGTGCATTGTATAGGAAAAAAACTTCCTTATAATAATACTGAAAAAGGAAAATATCAATTTTCTATTGGAAGTTTTCCTTTATTGGGTGGTTTATTCATCTTGATTTAACCGTTTCATTGCTTCCACGTACAAATAAATGAAAGGTGAAGCCACGAAAGTACATGTTAATCCTTCCTTCTTTATGGGGTTTAGGTATTACATTGAAAATGACCAGCGCAGGTATTTACCTTCTGATAGCTCAATATCTACTGTTCCATGAAAATCATCTCCAAAATACCCGGAGTACTGATCAACCCACATATTAAGAAAATAATCATCATATTCATTTGAACGGTCTTGAAAATCACCCTTTGGAGCATCGACAATTCGATAGTCGTGGGTGTATCCTGATTCCTCGATTTCTGATTGAATCTGTTGGTAAATTGTAGGAGAGACTTGTTGTTTAACCTGCTCAAGAATGGCCTTATCTTTGCGCTCTTGCTCTTGCTCTTCTGCATGAATCTCTGCATTTATTTTATCCCATTCGGGTTCTTCCATGATAAAATCTTCATCTTCCATCGTTCCACTTCCTTTATTATGGGTTAACGGAACCCAAAAAACGTATTCATATTCTCATCCCACCTGAAATTCCAAAACCTGTATTGAATTTTGGAACCTTTGTATCCCTTTTCTGAATGACCATCTGGACAGCATATGACAAAACATCAACCTGGTCGTCATGTGCTCCGGTCGGGAATGACAGAAGTTCACTCTCGAAATCTCCCAACCACTGAGCATTTACAGGGAAATACACCGTACCTCCTTCCATCCTTGCAGCTGCAGGCAAAGCCCGTGTGACCTTGTCTTTGTCAGCTTTGAGTTCCCTCACTGGCAGTCCTTCCCTCACAAGCATCTGATAGAGAACCTTACCAGCACCGTTTGATTCAACTGCCTGGAATGCTGGACTGTACTTTTGATATTGAGATTTGAAGAGGTTGACCTGGTCTGGTCCCTCTAGTCTGGTCCTCAGCAGATCAAGTAGGATTAGATCGTTGTCTTTGGTCTGTGCCCATGTCCCAAGGACAAAATAGTCAGCAGTTGATTTTGTCGAAGCCGCTGGATCACATGTCTGAAATACCCTGCATGTTGAAGCAGGAACTCTCTTCCCACCGAGATCATATCCGTCTGAGATAGGTTTCCAGTATTTGAAATGTGGTTGTTTGAAGATAGCTCCTTCAAGTGGCTGTGGATGCTGCTGATAAAGAGCACTGAACCAATGTGGACCAAGTGTGTTCTTAATCTCTGTGAGATCTTCAACGGTGTAACGATGAGGTGATAGTGCTTCACCAGGCATCCTGCCCAAAGGATCTTCTTCCTCTGCAATCGCAGGTAGATTGATAACGGTCCATTTGTCAGGTTCTTCTTCAAGTAGTCTGCCTGACAGATCATCTTCATGCCACCTTGTTTGAATGATGATAACAGCTCCACCTGGTTCAAGTCTGGTATATGCAGTTGACTTGTACCATTCGGCTGCCTTGTCTCGCATGGTCTTTGAATTGGCATCCTCGGAGTTCTTGACAGGATCATCAATGATTAGAAGGTGAGCTCCCTTTCCTGTGATTGGGCCACCTACACCAGCAGTGACCATTCCACCGTTGTGTCCTTCAATGTCCCACCTGTTTCTTGCGGCAGATGCACCGGATACTTTCAGGCCAAACAGGTGACCATTTTCATCAAGGATGTTTCTGGCCTTGTATCCCCAAGAAGCTGCAAAGTCTGCTTCATATGAAGTCAACATGACTCTTTTGTCAGGGTTGTGTCCAAGGAACCAGGCAGGGAAATACTTTGATGCAAGCTCGGATTTCCCATGTCTTGGTGGCATGAATATCATGAGGTGCTTTGTTTCCCCGGTTGCAACTTTGATAAGAGCATCTGACAGCACAAGAAGATATTCATAAGCAAACCACTTGAACCGGCTGCAGTACTGTGCAAAGAGTGCCGGTGTGACTGTATACATTTCGGGAGGTATTTCACTGCTCATCAGCTTCCTCCTGCTCAATCGCATTCAATGTCAAAATCCTTGACAACTCGTTCGCCTTTTCGGAAACCTCTGGTGACATCACAACTGCAGTAGCATTATTGATAATGAGATCACCACCTTGCTTTGTGTGGCCCTGGAACTCTGAGATGAATTTGAGATAATCCAATTCGGTGGTCTTGTCATCGTCGACTTTTTCTGTCTTCTTTTCAAGCGAATCCATTGCTCTTTTGAGAATGCCTGCCTTTGTTGCTCTCTCATCGAGGAGAATCAACTCTGTAACCTTCTCTTTAAAATCGGGATGTTGGTTCCAAACGGTGACAGTCTCTCTTCTGACCCCACATTCTTTTGAAATTTCTTCATGTGTCATGCTGGTGGTTGCCATCAGTTTAGCTGCTTTCATCCTTTGATGGGTCCAATTCCATTTTGTTAGTTTTTGTGTGGACATTATTTTCCTCCGGATGTTATCTTCGATAACTTCACTTTCTTGCGAATCGTGAACGTGATGTTCCACTTATCACCACAATTTGCACATTCCACTATCTTCTGATCTTCTGACATGATGTAGATGTGTTTTCGGCAGGAAGGACACCGGGTGTGGAAGGGTTTGAAAGTCAATATCCCACCAGCCTTATCGTTTTACCATCAAGTATCACAACTTCACCCATTTTATGTAGCTTTGAAATTATCTCATATCCCTCCTTTATCTCAGCTGCTTTGATCCTCTTATGAACTTCTTTTAAATCCGAACACTGTTTTATCAGCTCTCTAACAAAATTAAATTTTTGACCAAGTGTCAAATCCGTCATGGCAATGTCACAGGGATTATTTCTGCCCTGACGTGTATTTTCCGATTGCAGGAGAGAGCATTTATCTTCATCCGTCAGAGCAAACCCGGATTTTTCCCCATTGTTTACATATACATATTCTTCTTTTTCATTATCTATATTACATATAGACTCTTTATTGTTACAATGGGAAGAAATGCCATGACGCTCTGACGGATTACTCTCTTGTTCTTTGTTTTTCCCGTCAGGGGAGTTTTTTTCTGCCCTGACGTTATCCTTGATTACACAGTTCTGCCATGTTGTTCTTCGTTCTCCAGTGCTTTCCCTGCCTGTTGTGTATCCAAGTTTCACAAATCTCTTAGAGAAAACGTTTGGATGTACTGGCTCAATGTTGTTTTTCTGACACCATAAAGTGTACTCATCGAGCATCTTGGCTTTCAGAGTATCTTTTTCAGAGTACACAACCATCTCATCTGCAAATGCTGCAATTGGATCCGAGTTGATCTTGTACAACTTCATCACATCATCCGTAGACATGTCATAGCTGTACTCACAACGAGCCAATAAGCCCCTCAGAGCAACAATACACTTGTTGAACAACCCTGACATCTCCTCGGCAGTTGTAATCTTCTGCAGGAGGTTCTTATCGGCCTTGTCCCCCTCGAATGTATAGGGGAACTTCAGAAGGATCCACCGCCGGAAGTATGCAAAGTCGTGTCCCGGGACCGGTGGAAGTTCATTTGCACTGAAGACCAAACGAGCTGTATTCTTGAACTTGAAAGGATGCTCATACTTACGTTGTGCACGGATCTCTTTCTCGTTGCCTGTCAGCATCTTGAATGTAGAGTTTTCATAGAGTGCTCCAGATGCCAGGTCGGGGAAGATGTTGGCCAGTTTTCCGTAAAGTTCAGCGAGCGAGTAAGGATCCTTCTCCAGCATGTGCAGGGATTCGGCACTGACGTTGTTAGCACCAAGGAACTCCCCGAACATTGACAGCATGACGGACTTTCCGTTGGCACCTTTCCCGAGGAACATTATTGACTTCTCAATCCTGGTATCTGGTATCATACAGTACCCCAGGATCTCATAGATGACATCGTGGTACTTCTCCTCGAGGACCTCTCCGATGAACTTGTCAACTGCAGGACAGGTTGCATCTGGATCATATGTCACCGGGATCTGTACGATAGAAATGTAGTCGGGTGAATGTGGCTCCAACTCGCCACTATCCAGATTGAACAGACCATTTAGCAGGTTGATCTTGTGAACATCATGATTAATCTTTGACCTTGGGATGAGTGTCTCCAACTGGATGTAATTCACAATCTCAGCTATATGATGTTTCTTTGATGAATCACCAAGAGCATTCTGAACTATCCTGGCAATTGTGTCCTCTCCACGGGGGACATAAACACCATTTTTGTATATGTAGATGTTCTTCGTATCCTCGAAGGTGATGAACCTGGCAAGTGACATCACATACTCTGAGAGTTTCTTCACCTGCAGCCGACCGGCCTTACTAAAAAAACCAAGGTCCTCGTCTACCGGGATATCCTCATCGTCATCCCATTTGACAGACTTCAGAATGGTGTTCATATCAGACTTTCTCAGACCAAAATACTCCCTGACCTCGTTACGGATGAAGATATCTCTTGCAGAAGGCTCCATCTGCTTGAGATCGTTCAGGACGAATCTTTTTACTGCCCTGGTCTTTTCGATGTTTCCATCGGGTACATTCTGTGACTGCAGCTTGATCTCCCACACGTTGTTTGATTCCAATTGCTGGAATTCTTCCTTTGTGTGGGTCTGCAGGAACTCTGCCAGGTCGATCTTGTCAACACCGGCCGGCCGGGGAAGTTCAACTACTCTGACCGGAACACCCTTCGATTCAAGGTAGACAGCTGTAGCAATTGCGCCGTCTTTGCCCGTATCGTTGTCCTCATTATCATTGCAGATGATTACCTCTGACTTGTTCTTTGTCAGCTGGTATGCATACTCCTTCTGATCTTCCTTTATACGGACAGTTACAGGCGAAATACACGCAAGACCTTCCTGCAGTACCTTTATACAGTCGGTTACTCCCTCGGTAATGATAATAGAATCTTGCTTTTTGATAGAATCTTCTCCATAGAAAACAGAGTTATCAATAGCTTGACTTACATACTCCTGTTTTGAATGAACCATTTGCTTTTTATATTTGGGTCCCTTGCTTTCTTTTGTCCACCGTGGATCCCTACCAATGAAATAAACAGGCTTTTCGTTTTTCCAGTATGGAAATATTATCCGGTTCTTAAAAAAATCGTCTCCTGGTTTAGTACCATTCACAGCATAAAACAGTCCAGACTTGCACATCAATTCATCTGAATACTTGCCTTTCATCTGCAGCAACAGTGGTTCATCTGCTGGGGACCATCCTATTTTAAGAGCATTTATCATCTTGTCACTGATACCCCACTTTGTATGAATGTACTGCCTGCAGTCGTCAGTAAGCTTAGAATGATAGTAATCCGCCGCAGCTTCTAACAATGGGTAAAGTTGTGCCTTTTCCGATTGCAGTTCGGTTGATTGGTGCTCAAGAACGATTCCGGTGTATTCTGCAGCAATTGAAAGTATTTGAGGAAAATCTGTGTCAATGTCAAGTCCTTCACTGTAAGCAATCCAGTTAAAAATGTCTCCGCCATCATCATTTGCAAAGTTATTATAAATTTGCTGCTTGGGATCAACAATCAAAGATGCACCAGATTGAGACGTTTGTAAGGTTGCTCCTCTGTAAACATTGCCTTTTTTTGTGAGTTTTACTGTTTTCTGAATGTAATCGACAATATCAATTGAGCTTTTGATCTGTTCTTTTGTATCAGTCATGCTTCCACCGGAACATCCTTTCTAGTCTCGCCTTCAGTCAAAAAGAATGTCTTGCCACAATCCAAACATTCAAGACCATTTCCAGCAGCAAGCACTTCACTTAACCTTTCAGAATCACAACGTGGACACTTTGGTCTAATATATCCACCACCTAGTATTCTATCAATCTCTGACTGTGGAAACCTTCTCCACCCATTGCCAACCCTAACTGATTTTATCTTTCCCTGCCTATCCCACATTCTCAGCGTATCTATGTGATACCCCAAGATGTTTGATGCTTCGGTTATATTGTATAGTTTCTCAGTTTTCATTAGAAACACCTAGAATATACTAGGTATTGTTAGTATAAAAAAGTACAGTTTTTAGGCTTTGTAGAAATCCTTATTTTGACAAAAAGTATAACCTTGACATACCTGTCAAGGTTATGCACTAACATCTTGAATTTGACTTCTTTTAATTGATTCCAATACTTTTTTGCTCTTACCTCTTCACCATATTTTCTTTTCAGAACAGAGAACATTGTTTCAACTAGGTTTCTGTTATGATACAATTCTCGATCAAATTCCCACACCATTTTCCTGCGATAGAATCCCTTAATTCTCTTCCTTTTTCTTTGTCTCAAAGGAATCATAGCTATTGCATCTAGTTGTTCTCTTGTTGTCGAATGTATGTTTTCTGGACAGGTGAATGGAAGGGAGGTCAACTATGTCAAGTTTTGATTTAATTTCTTCTTTAATTTCATCGTTTTTCATTTCGTCCACTCTCCTATCCAATAAAAGAAAACATACACAATCACCGCACTCAAAACAACACACAACATCTGCCAGTAAACATTGTCAGTCATCATCATCGAAATGGCAAGCAACAATGTGACAGACAGTGTAAATGCCATCTGGACCAGTACAAAGAGTTTCTTTGCCTGTTGTGCTCTTTTGGCTGCCTTCTCTCTTTTCAACTGCAATGCAGTATCAAATTCTCTCCATTTTCCACAATACGGTCCCGGTTCTTCCTGACAGACCCTACAGCATGGTGTGTAAGAGGTGCAGAGGGGGATGTAGGGGCATTCTGATGTCATACGAATCCCAACCTCCCAGCATCGCATACCTGTTCAACCTCAGCACAACCAAGAATCTCTTTCCAGTTCTGCAACGTCCACTGCCTGATCATGTCCCGATACTGTTCAATCATATCAGAACGAGAACCACAGAAGATTAGTTGAACACCTGGTCGGACCTGAAGGGAGTTTAAGGTGGCTTTTTTGGCATTCAACATCTTAGAAACTTTCACCCAGTATTCACTCTCGGTGTGACGTTCTTTCAATGGAATGTACTTCAGGAACTCTTCCAGTGAACCTTCCACCATGATGATGAACTTGTCAAATCTATCGTCCTCATTGAAACGCGATATCTCCCTATACAGTCTATCACGCTGTTTCTCTTTCGTTGTGTAGTTGCGAGAGAACAAAGTCCCGTACAGGTCAGCCATGCTCTTTCGTTCAACTATAAACGAACCCCATGTGTTTTTTACTTTGAATTGATAGTCTGCTACCTGTCGGCGCCCATTGTCAGCTTTCAGGGGCATAGCACGGATAGGATATCCGAGGAGATCTTCTGGAATAGGATCCTGCTCGTTCTGTGCTTGAAGGACGAAGATCTGATCATTCTTCAGCAGGTGTTTGAACCATGTGTTGAGTTGAGAGTTGGAAGGTTCTGGGGTTGTTCTGATGGTGGCTTCTATTTCTGGGAGTGTTTTCAATTCAACCACCCCTTCATAACAGCAAATGGAGTCACATACACATCCTTCGCTTCAACCTTCAGTGAATCTCCCCAGACTACCCGAGCCTGAGCACCAATCAAGGAAAGTTGAATGTAACACATATGTGCAGCTGTCCTGTCAACGTCCTGAGCAACTATCCTGATACGGTCCTGATAGTTGATTTTCCTATCATTGATGAGATGGTCACAGAGGGCCACACACATGGCACCTGCACCACACGCAGGCTCATTGACTGTGACAACATCCTTCTTATCGAATGTCTCATCGGACATGGATAGTGCACCAATTGCCTTGCAGACACAATATGGTGTGAAGAACTGTCCTTTCCACTTGTTTCCCATCTCAAGTTCCATGAACATCTCACCAAGAAAGTCCTGAAACTCTATCTCAAGAGCTTCTGTGACCATTCCAAGGAGGCGAGGGAAGAGTTGTACTTCCTCTGGTTCATATTTTGCAATGGTGTCCATGTAGCGAGTTTCTCTTGCTTCTGAGAACATCACTGAATTTGCCAAAGACATTGCAGCAAGTTCACAGAAATCTTCCCACACTTGCCATGTGTGACGGGAATATGAGAGTTTCTTAATGGTGTCGTGGAAGTCTTTTTTGATTTCTGGGAGTGATCTTAAGTTGACTTCTGGTTGTGGTTGTTCGATCAGGTGGACGGGTGACGGTGGGACAGCATCAAAAGTAAGTTGGGTGCTCACTTTGAACACCTCCTCTTTTTCAGTTCGTCAACCAACTCACCTGTAGTGAATGCACTAATTGTCCTCAAGTCATATCCATGATAACTATCAGTAGCATGCTTACCACTGCCAAAAGTATCCAACTGCCCGAGCAACCATGAAATGAGCTCATCCGCTGGCCTGTTGTACCTTTCACCAACTGCATTGATGTGATCTTCCATAGTCTGAATGGCACTGTTGTAGCTGTCTACACCATACTGGAGTTTGTATTCGTCCAGTATGTCGAGAGTTTTTCGAGTGAGGTATACTATTTCACCCATTAGTGTACCTCCTCTAACATGTGAGGATGTTCGTGGATGTTGCCTATAACTTCAGGCCAGTGTACTCGCTTATCATTGAATACCCATAACTGTATGGATATCTGTCCGAGATTATCATACTTAACTGCGATATTCCGGTACTCTTCGCCGGCAGGACCAAAGCATATCAGCGTTCGTACGATGTCACCTTCATAAATCTCCCTCCCGTTCCTGTCATGAAGGCCAGTAAACTGGCACTCTGTCCCAGCAACGACTTTGAAACGACCGGTGTCATTCACCATGTAACAACAATCATTTGCATTCACAAAATATCCATATATCCAACACGGTGGCAATTCTGCATTTCTTGCTCTGAACTTAATTTCTCTACTCACACCATCACCCCCGACCAGGTCCTACCACATGCTCTCCCAACAATCCCACCTATCAAAGATGCCTTCTTAAGACAAGTTCTCTTGATTTCACCCTCACAATGAACAACAAAAGCATATATCCCATCATTCTCAACGAGATACTGGTGTTGTTCTTCGTTCAGTTGAAATCTGCCTGATCTTCTGCAATTGTTGTGGCTGGAATCACCGATATACTCTTGACATGACTTGATCTCAAATGGATGGCCATCGAGTTCAGCATCGACTATGTCATTGTAGTTGTGTGTGATTCCTAGATAGTCGCAGATTGTGGTTTCTATTGTTCTGCCGTTGCGGGACGCTATAGTGTTAGAGTTCACGTGATCACCAATACCCGATATCATACATCTGCTGCACCGCCGCATCCATGTCTCTAATTTCATCATTCATACATGATTGGCAGAGTCCCTTCTTTGGATACTTGTGATATATTGCCCGCCGTTTGCATTTGCTACAAACTGGGAGTGGTTTCAGGTCAGTTTCCACGAACAAGTCTGCATCGTTGACAACCTCATCAAGCTGTGTTTCAAACAGCACTTCACCTTTGTATCTGATTTCGATAACAGTGCAGAGTTTTTGTTCTGGTTCATTGTCATGACTCATTGTCCCTCAACCTCCAACAATTCAACACACCTGCAATCATGTATCCAAAAAACAGAAAGAAAGGTCATCAGTATACCTCCAAGGGACACTTTGGCATGTCGCAGGGGACCTTATCAGTGACCGAACAATAAGTACGCATACGAATACCACCGGCAATCTCAACACGGACACGCTTGAGCTTATCACAGCCATGCTGACGGCATAACATTGCTGAACAGGTCATCTAATCACACCCTCCTTTTTCAAAATGTCTCTTACAACATGTACAGAATGACCACAACCCCGATTTGTTTTTGAAATGCTGTGGTTCAACATATACGAAAACAATACCCTGTTTCTAATGCGGGGGTCTTTTGATTGTGTTTTTATTGTTCCCCTGTTATTTCTTTTTGATGCCTCTTGCAGACGAACATACTCTTCTTTTGTAAGCTGCAAAGTCATCAGTACATTCCCTCCGGACATGTACCCATGTTACCAGGAATCTTCTTAGTAACAGAACAATAATTGCTCATTCTGGGTCCGTTCACTGTGTCTATTTTCACTCTTTCAAGCTTTTCACAGCCTGCTTCACGGCATTTTTTAGCAGAGGGCTTGCTCATAAGCATCCCTCCTTCTTGATGAAGTGTCTGTTCACTTGCCAGATGGACGTGTGGCTGCTACCTTCCACTTTCCCAACTCGGTCGATGATACCAATTCCATGTGCTCTGTAAGGCATACCTCTTTCTTTCAGTTCATCCGGGAGTTGTTTGAACTCCCAGTGCTTGAATCCGAAATTTTCGTACACCTTGCGTGCCCACACTTTCGTATCGTACTTGCTTCTACGTGGAGCCATCACTCATCACTTCCCGGAATCTTCACAATTCCTTTGCTCACTGCCTTACACAGCTGATTCAATGCACTTGCTTTCAGGATACGGTTTTTTTCATCTGCCAGTATCTCATCAATCCGTGACATCCATTTGGATTGTGGGGAATCAACTATATCCCAAATCATATCAGAAGCGTAGGCATTACAGTCACTGCCTTTGTACTGCAGTTTGATGGTGTCCTCGTCTATGCAATAGGATACTGTTCTGGAATCTGGAAGCGGGACGTATTCTGGTTCAGGTGGTTCTTGCTCCACGGGTGCATCTGTCCATGATCTGTCTTTCTGATCGTTGCACGCAGCACAGATTTTCAGGCCATCATCACTGTAGTATATGACAGAAGCATCGTTGAGAGTGCCACAGTATGCGCAAAGGAATTGATCATCGTCTGGTTGAGTTCCACCCCTGTCTTCTTGGTAGGCCACATTGTAGCAGTCATTACAAACGACTTTGTTTTCGAGTTCACATGGTTCCACATCTGCATCGGCAACGAATTCTTTGCCACACTTCGAGCAGGTGTAAGTGTTTTCTTTGATATGTTGCTGGACTTCTTCCTCCGTGGGAATTTCAGGTGAACTGAGAGCGGTAGTCACGGGTGACAACAGATACACTGTGCTTATTTTTTCAACTCGTTCCACGAAAAAAATATCACATTCACTGCATCTCCACGTGGTTATCTCATTCAGTGTTCCGTTGATGGTTTTTGCGTGGTAGCTGATATGGTCGGTGTTGGTCTCTCTTCTACATGTGGGGCAAACGGTACATGCAATCATTGAGAATCACCATCCCCGTTCATCCTCTCAACAAGTCTACTCAACTTTGCTTGTTTTACCTTCTCGAACTCGTCCGAGGTGGTGAATATTTTCTTCATTTGAGAGGTTGTGATGGAGACGTCGGCGAGTTCAGAAACAATTTTATCAACCCGGATGTCATCATACATGGTGATATCCTTTGGATTGATTTCTTGTGTCCAATGCCATATGCATCGGGCTTCTTGCTCAATCTGGTGTAAATGACACCATGGTTTGTTTTCCTCGTTTACCATTGTATCGAGGCTCTGTATGAGTTCAATTTGAAGTTCTGCAAGTTCTTCAATACACTTCAAAACCTGAGCAGGTTTGCCATAATGTTTAATGGCTTCTGTGCGTATTTCCTCTTCTTTATTTTCAGAAACACTTTCTGGCAACAAATCACGCGCATTAAAAACAGATTGGTACAAAACCGGAATACCCACTGAAATACAGTACTCTATTTCTCTTTTTGTTCCTGGAGATTCATTCCAGTTATCAAGAACGTAAACGGCATCACATCTTGAAATAATATCAAAGTCGATTTGAAGATATGTTTCATAATCTACATCTTCGTACTTTTGATAATCGTAAAAGTTCTTATGGGGGGTAAAAACAGCAAATCCATTGCGTATTAAGTCAATGCTTGCTTTTTCTGCAATTTCCATGTTTTTTAATGGGTTGCTTGTGTATGCTCCAGCTACATATATTAATTTCATTTATTTATCTCTCCTTCAGATATTCAATTGCGTTCTGATGTTTTTCTATTTGTGTTGTCATTGTTTAACTCTCCGTTACATCAAAAAAGAAAGAGTAACTTACAAAAAATTACTCTTTTATCACTCCATTGTCAATTGCAGCTTGCCTGCGCTTTTCTACCATGCCTTCAATTTCATCGTGGATGAATGGGCTGAAGCGTTCACGCTTGATTTGGTATGACTTTTTGGTCATGCTTCCACCCCCATCTCTTCCTGAGTCACCAGACCACTAATGCCAAACTGTCTCTTCAAGGCAAAAACCTCTGCAACCTTACAGCACATTGCACTCTTGTAAGTCTTCCAGATCGGGTTGTTCTTGTTGTACTCATTATAGTCAGCATATGCAATAACTGGCCTGCGTCCTTTCCTGTAACAGACAGCCCACGCACCGATTACAGACCCCCGGTCACCCTTTCCAAACGAGTGATTGACAACATTGTTCACCATGTCAATTGAGAAGTCATCATTCTCACATACTGCCATGGACTGAATTCCATCGAATTCAGGATCTCTCTGTGCAACCTTCAGGTACCCATCTCTCGATGTGATGATGGTTTTCATCTGGCTGGAATAGAAGATCTCCTTCAGGAACGGATCAAGGCCATATGTATTTGCCAGGTGCATGAACATTGCCAGCTCATCATCAGTTGCACCTTTGGCAACAGTGTTCCTTATCGTATCGATCTGGTCGGGTGTGAAGTCCACGCTATGTGCGGCTGCAACTTGTCTCTGTGTGACTGGTGCAGGTACAAAAGATTCATGTGGTGGATTGTCATATTCTGTATTGGTGTATCCTTCTTCATCAGTCTCCTCCACACTTGCGCTTTTGTCGGTTGCATCAGATGGGGCAGACTTGGAAGGTTCACCACTACTCTTATTCTTAGAAAACATTGCACCAAGGCAGATTTCCTTGAACTTCTTGAGCTCTTCACAATTACTATCATCAGACATTCTGGTGAGATCGTCCATCCAGAAGAACTCGTTTTTCTTGAAATCAATTCCACATTTGACACCATCGACAATGAGTGAATATACATCATCGTTGGCTTTCATTGCCTTGTTTTTTTCCAGTGCTGGAATTATCGCATTCTTATCCAATTTCATTATTTTTCACCTCTTATTATTCTACCTCAGCAATTGAAATACTCACATTGGGTTTGACAACCGTCTCCTTCTTGAACTGCAATATCTCATCATGACCACCGGCTGCATATCCTTCGAGTGCTTTTGTATCCCATGATGTTCTGACATGTTCTTTCCGGAAAGTGACCTTACTTCCATCATCACCTTTGTAGGACGTCTCGTTCATCAGTGTGATATTACGGATGTTATCTTCGTGTTCCTGTATTCGAACGATGAATGGATCCATAATGTCTCTCATCTTTTCCTCCAGGAGAGCACGCTGTTCAGGCAGATCACCGAGTTCAAGTTTCATTTGGAGTTTGAGTTCCTTGATGGCTTGTATTTCTTCTATCATTTCGCTCATTCTCCTGCCCCCGTGTAATCCCATACCGTGAATGTTCCTCTTCCTGGATTGATGCAGGTCAACTTCTGACAGTTCATGTCACGAAGGAGTGCACCGATATACAGTGAGACAGGTCCGGGACATCTGCCAATTAGTTCTACACAGTACTCATCACTGGCTGGGACCATGCTCTTGATCCACGACTCTATGTCGTTGAGCTGGTGTTCATCTACTTTCAAAAATGGATTCTGTGATCCTGTCCAATATTCCCGGGGGAATCTGGCTAGATCAATTGTCACAGTTGTTTCACAATCTTTCAATCTATCACTTCTTTTCATTTTGTTTTGGCATGTGGTGGCAGTGGGAGTGGGGTTTCGTTGGGTGGTATAGAAAAGAGCCACCACATGCCTAAGCCACATACCTGATTCGAACAGGTTACCCGCCGCTTTCGCGGTTGGTACGCACCAATTGCGCTTTGTGATGTGGCAGAATGTGCCAGTTATCGCACTGGCAAGCGGGAGGATTCATTTTTCCGTGTCTGGAGGTAGATCCCCCGGACATGTTGGTTGGATTGGGGTTATGTGGGAGTGGAGTTGTCCGGGGGCGATCATAGTTATCACTCAGGAGTGTAGCCTTTCAGTGCCTTTGCGATAGCATACTCTGACTCACCAAGGATCATTCTCAGATCCTTATAGGTGACAGATGGATTATCGTGCTTGGCTTGGCGAATGGCTTCAATTCTCTCGGGACCAATCATTTCAAAGGGTGCTGCACTCATGCTTCCACCCCTTCGTTACATTTAGGACAGTACAGACTGTTGTGCCGGCAGGCCCATGCTACATTGAATGTGTGTCCATGAGGACAGACACACCTGGCAACGGATATCCCGTCAATGATCTCAGGTATCTCGGAGATCATGATTGACCATCTCCGAATACATTGTCCTGGCATGATTGGCAAAGGCCTGATATCATGTACTCTTTCATTGATAATCCGTCACGGAATCCGTCCACTGGGTCGATCTTTTCACCACACTGCGGACAGATGCGCTGATCGACTTTCTCCTGGATACCAGGGTACATCATGCGAGCTACCGGATTGAGTTCCGGAACTGGTAATGCAGTGCTCATGCTTCGGCCTCCTGTGGCTTGCTGTGCATCTTGGCAAGATCTTCCTGGTAGTATTGTTCCATCTTCTCCGATGAGATCTCTTTGGTGTACTCTCTTCCACAGTCAGTACACTTCCAATATGCTCTGACACCGAAGTTCTTGAGGACAGCTGCATTGATACATCCTGCAAGACCACCGCACTTCTTGCACGTCTCTGTTTTGTTCAGTGCACCGTTTGCAGTATCCATAGCGTACCTGTACCTGCGCTGTTCCATTCCTTCAGATAGCCAGTTCTTGTCTTTTCCACGGATTGTCCCCGGGGTGACACCTCTTCCTCTGCTGCGTCTGGATGCCATCAGATCACTCCTATGATTCTCTGTCCGGCTGTGTTGCTATGCAGGCATATTCCATATTCTTCAGCGCAATCACACAGGTTCGAACTGTTGATCGCACAGAACAACATGCCGATTGCTTTCTCTACTGCATCTGACCTGCTAGAGAACAGGTGATGCGATTCTACCAACGTCTCAAGCTGGCGTTCCGTTAGCGGGGACACCGTTGCACCTATCTTGATCTTTCCTTTCATTTTCACACCTTCTTTCTAATTTTTCTTTAATGGCCACCCGAATGAACTCGCTTCGGCTTGTGACCTCTTCTGTTTCAGAGAGGGCATCAACCTCATCGAGGTCTTTTTCGGGAATGCGTATTTGAATCGGGATCAGTGCCATTTTATACCACTATAGTAGAATAAACATGCAACCTATTTATATCTAACGATTATACAACCAATATACAACCAATATACAGACCAGATACTTATACTCCCCTTATTATACTATAGTGCATGGCAGTGAAGATGGGTAACAAAGTGAAAATTGGAATAACAATTAGCCCATATCTCAATGAACAGGCTGAACAGCTTTTGAATACAGGAAAGTTCAGCAGCATGGCATTGACCACCCAAGCTGCTGTCGAAGTTGAAGACGATGAACAACAGATGCTGAAGGTCCTGTCCGAATATGTCAAGAAGCATCCGGAGAAATTCGAGGAATTTATGTAAGTTCGTTCTTTTAATAGCACTACGTAGTGGCCAAGTTCATGTTACTTCCGGATATCCAAGTTTCCAACCTTACAGACTTAGCAATATTATATGGAAGTTATTTTCCTCGACACATGACAAAACGGAACACATCACATCAAAACAAATCTGATATCCCACTCTTCAGGAACCTCAAATACTTCATCCGACTGAGGTTCCACCAAGTACACCTTTTTTTGTGTGGATATCAATACATTCAAAGCATGATAGTCGCCATCTTCCTTCACAACAAATGCAATTCCGAAAGCAAGTGAAGAATCCCATCTCGTGACATCTCCCAGGAGAATGAGCGCAAAATCATCACAGTCATTAGAATCAGAAACATATTGTCTTGAACTGGTTGAGTTACGAGCGAGGAATGTCTTCAACTTATCAACATCTACAAGTTTGTAATTTGTATCTGTCAGCTGAAGATTGTCCACTGATTTGAACAGCTGCATCACATATATCTTTGACATTGTTTTTTCAGATTTCTGCTGTGAAACCGGTAACACTATATTAAGAAGTTCTGCAAGCATCAGTCTGTCCTCACAAATCCCCATGCACCAAGGTACACATTGTTCACATTTGATGTGTTCTTGATTACCTTGAATTGTACATCGTCCCCGTCATCAGCACTATCTATTGTAAAATCAAGTTTCACAAATGCGTATTCTGGAAAAATTTCACCCATCGTTGTAGTATATGTGTCAGAAGCAATGGCCGTGTCATCGATATAATTCCTCACTTCCAGGGTGATTTCATCAGTAATATTGTACTGATCAACCACACGTGCAAAAAATATATAATCTCCTGCTGGCAATGTCCATTCGCTCTGCTTAACAAAATTACGAACATAACTGCCAGACTGGTATAATCTTACACTGATTCCGTTCACCGAGTCATCGTCTGATTCAACTGCACATTTGGATGTGCTGAAGTAGTCGGTTCCGTCCCAGAATTGACCTTCGGAACTCCCATCACATACGATATCCATTGTAAGTGGAGTGTATGTATCAACACGAACCGGCATATCGAAACTCCGGATCTTTGCCAATGTAGCGAGGTTCATAGCCCCCAGCATCACGTATACCTGCTTCCCCTTCAGGTACTGCAACTGTCTCCGGAGACCATCAACATTATCTGCACTGATTTTCCCACTAAGTGAGATGTTACGAGGCCCAGATTCACGTTCATATGTGACTATCTGACTATCGACTGCACTCTGATATGTTACAAGTTCGGACTGTGTATCGTTGCCGATTTCCTGCAGTGTATCGATGAAAATGGTTGTATTGGTGTCTGCGTGGTAGATTATATTTGGATATAACATGCTCTGCTCCTCATGACATAACAAACGGAATGATTATGCTGTTCTGATCACCATTGATTTCATTAGGCATGCTGATTGAACCCGAGTCGTCGCCAAGGTAGTCATACGTTGTATAGTTGAGAGTGTAATCTATCCGCAGTCGTTCAGCAGCCGATATCTCTGCATGTGGGACATCTAGCCACCATATGAATGTCCTGGTGGTCGTTCCGTCATATTGCACGGACTGCACTACCGTGCTATCGATTACAGTTGTTTCGAGAATGTCTCGCTCATTTCCATCGCCATCAACTGCGACAATGCCTATACTACACGAATTGATTTTCACATAATCTGAACCATGTCCATCATTTAGCGTGGCTGCCATGGTGGTTATTCCACGTATCGTTCCATCGATTGCATTCACGAGATCGAATACATCAGGAACAATCATGGAAAATGTGTGATCACCAGTGTATACATTATCTGACATCGGAACACTGTATGCCGTGGAAGCTCTGACAGACAATTCGTCGGGTAGTGAAATATCCGATTTCAGCATCACGTCCGAATACGTGGTGCCTGCCCATGTATACCCTGACCCATTCAACGGGGCAAATTTGAATTCTTGATATGCTCTGAATGACATGGTATTACCTCATATTCCTTTAGCAGCTCCGTGTATGCCCGACCTGTTGTACCTTGTAATTGCAATTGCAGTTGATACGGGGTCGTCAGATGTACTTGATGAGGAGCCACCACTGGAAGACCTTATGTTGATGCGACCAACTGCAGTGATCATCGAATCCATCTTCTTGGCGAGTGTCTCAAACCCTTCCCGGTTGACATTTGTGAGGTTCACTATTCTGTCAACACCGGCAGACTGCTCAACGGATTTGACTGTACTGTTGATGGACTGTTCAGTGGATCTCATTGCAGATGAAGGAGAAGCTATGGACATGATATCAGCAATACTCATGTGGGTGGAGACATCATCTGCTTTGTATGTAATACCAAGTTCGTTTCTTCTGTTAGCGATTTGTCCTCTGATGTAGTCGGAATGGCCTGCCCAATCTGGAATTGATGAAGATACACTGGCCAACTCTTTTGTCTCATCAACCTGATCTTCAATTATCTCTTTCCCCGCTTCAAGCAGTGCGTTCCGGCGTTCCATCATATAAGCGACTTGATCTTCATTGTACCCCAGCTGTTGATAGATGCTTGTCATTTCTTCATCCGACAGCGTAGTCAAATCACCTATTGTTGGACCTGGCATCGTTCCACTTGTTCCCATTGCTTCGGGCATGGGTCCATCTGAAACAACTGTTCCGTATAGATCCGCAAAGGTTGTTGTGAGGATAGCTACACCAGCGGCCGCATCTGCCGCGAGGGAAGCAATGTCACTGAGGAACGATGTTATGTTGTCATATCCCCCAGATGTTCCCCATTCGTTGAACTCGACAAGTGTATCCGTGAGATCAGACATCCCCTCTTGTCCTGCTTCGGCCATTACATCAGATATGTGGCCCTTGAGTGCTCTCATCTGATTGGCGTATGTGCCAGCAGTCTTTGTTGCATCGCCCTGCGCATCCGTGGTTGAGTTCATTATGATGTTCAGTCTTGCCATCACTTTTTCCTGTGTGCTGGCATTCTGCACACTCTTCTCAATACCCATGTTGAACAACTCTTGTTCAAGCGATGCCTCGGTTATCACAATACCATATTTTCTTACAGCTTCGTGGTTTCCGACGAGTGCAGACTGTATTGCCATCGATGCTTCTTCGTCAGTGGTGTTCTTGAACGAGGCAATGTCAGCAGACAGTTCGGTAAGTATCTTTGATAGCTCGGCTGCTTCGGTCCTGTCAAATTGTAGAGGGACAAATGTGTCCTGGAACGATGCCATTGTTTCCATCGTTTCTATGACAGATCTCCCCACTGTATCGGAGAACTCCTCAGCCCACTGCTCCGCACTTGTGGCACTATCTTTGAACACTGCTTCAAACATGTTTCTGACTTCTGCAGCATCGCCTGCTGCAGCTATGGCTTTGACACCAATTGCACCAAGGGCAGCTGCAGCAGCCACGGCATATATTTTCATGGACGCAAGGACAGCGTTAATTTTTTGACCAGATGTTTGAACTTTGTTCCCGGCTACAGCTGCTTCATCCCCAACATCACCGAGCGAACCTTTGACTTTGTTGAGGTCATGTTGAGCTTTGGCTATGTCTGCCTGTATTTGTATTACAAGTTTCTCGATTGTTTCTCCGGCCATGTACAAACCCCTACATTTTTATACAATGTTATCAGTGTCTCTGATATGGAAGATGACTCAATTTCAAGTGTTCTTTTGTTTGTTCCGATTATACTGTTTCTTTTGATTGTGAATGCTGCCGGATTGATCACCATCGACAGCGGTGCTGAATTCTTTGCAGTTGTGTTCGCAGCAATTATATCTGCCGTTGTTGGAATGATCGGCGTAGGAACTATACTTTCAAAGTTCATCTGATAACCACTCTCCTTTTCAAATTAGATTCCACAATTGCATCATGTGCAGTAGTCGAAACGTCAGATGCAGCATAAAATATCCACATTTTGCCAGCATCAATTACAGAAGAAGCAATTGAAAAACTGACATTTGATGCAACGTAAAGGCCAGTATCCAATTCCAGATAATTATCAGTTGACGTGCTCTGATCAGAAGGAGACAACAAAGAACATTCCAGATCAACTGGTGAATTGATATAAGGGATTCTTCCTCTTTCCAGTGAGATCTCAATTGAATTATCCGTTTTGACTGTGCAGATATCCTCATTCAATTCCAGAAGTGTAATTGTATCGAAGGTGCCCGCTGTAAAATCATCAATCTTGACATACCCTGAATCATAGTAATAGATGGATATCGTGTTCTCCGAGAGAATAATCTGGTACAGCCCATTTTTGATAGTGCAGTTGCCTGAGAAGGAATGATGGATTGATAACACTTCAGGTGAACCATCGAAGCACTGAACATCATCTGCAGCTTCAACTGCATCCTGGTCATATGTCCCGGTGATTGAGAAATTATTTGCCATGGTGACAGGATTCGAAGTGTACTCTTCTTTGTATTGCGAAGCATCAAACCACGTTCCCTGTATGGCCAGTGGCCAGAGTTCACCGACTTCATCATCTACATCAATGTTGGTGCAGGATATCCACCCGGATCTACCTTTTACATTGCTTACATAATTGTAAGCTGCTCGCCTTTCCTGGATTGCAAGAACATCTTCTCTGAATTGCTGCAGTGTTCTGGATCCACCATACAACTGCAGGAGATATCCGGAGAGTTCCACAGAAGGAAGATTTTGTTTGAACTCGGCCAATATATAGCCACGGACACCCATTCCTTGTACAGCTTCATTAGGACTCTGTATGTCTCCTATCTTGAATGTATTGATTGCCGATAGAGTTACATTACCTATATCCATTAAGGACCACCTCTTCTACTCATGAAAATAGTCCACTGCAATGATTTCTCATATGACATCATTTCGAGTTCTTCCGGTTTCATGTTCCATTCCTGGCAGAGTATGTAATCATCTAGTTCAGACAGTTCGCACCGTTTTCCTTCGTAAGCGTAGTCTACTCTTGAGTGGAACCACCAGGCAGGTCTGGTGAGTTCGTAGACGAATTGTTCTCCGTGACTTTCTCCGGGTTCTTCAAGTTGATATCTGAACCGGATTCTTTGGAAAAATCCTGAACACCACCTGCCACATTCTTGCAAGCTTCGACAAATTCATCAAACTCTTTCACTGTGAGCATGTCCTCAAGTTCCAGGACATCATCGTATGTGAGAGTAGTTGCAAGCATGATATTCTGAACAGTCTCAACGTCTGCCTGGAATGTCATGAACTCTGCCATAAGCGCAGGATCCTTTTTGATTGACTCTTTGAATGCCTGGTCAATTGTCATCTGCTGATAGGTTTTACCGAGTGGTAAATGCTTCAGGTACCAGGATGTTTTGAGATTCTGGACTCTGCGAACCGAACCTCTGCGTGGTTCTGAATAGATTTCAATTCCATGTAGTTGCATTTGAATCAGCCTCATGCAATTGCTAGTCTTGTTGCATCTCCGTCACTGGTGAACGACATTCCAACTCTGGCGGCTGGACCCATTCCTACAGTTGGATTGTTGGTCCACTTTAATGCACTGAATGTGAAATCCTTTGTGTCACATGTGAAATCGATAGTGTGGTCATCGCCTGCTATCAGGTCATCATGTGCACCCATTGCCATTGCGGTTGCACTTGTATCCACCTGTATGCTCCTTGAATTGAAGGAAAACTCGGCAATCTTTGATGGTGCACTCTCGGATAGATCAGTCACACCTTCCATATCATAAGAAAGTGTCATCTTGAATGATTCGATGATAAGATTCGAACTGGATGGAGCTGCACTGTCATACTGGAAGGAAGTCAGGTCAGCAAGTGTGTAAGGATCGTCAGTAGGTGCGCTTCCATGTGAGCCTGTTCCGATGTAATCTGTGCCTGACCAGTCGCTCTTATCCTGGCACATGTACGTGAGTGTCAGGGTGTTTGCTGTTTTCATATCAGGGAAATCCCACACTGCTTCCTGCAGAACACAACCAGAATAGACACAGTATTCTGAATCAGAAACCAGACCAATTGAAATAGGATGTTCTACCTTCCCAGTTGCATACGTGGTCGTGTTCGTGGCCATGAGTGCATATGGCAGCCAGGTCAGTGCAGATGCTTTGATAGTAATCTTAATTCCATGTGTTTCCCCGGTCTTGACTGTCTTGCCACAGCTAAGAGGATCTGTTTCGGTGGCTCCTTTCAGGACCTTATAACTTTCAACTTCCGGACCCGAAGTAGGTTCTATGTTGATCACTTCACCCGGAAATGCACTCATAGTTGGATCCGTGGGAGTTGTTCCGAATGTTGTTTCGTCTACCCAGTCTGCAAATTTGACCGTTCGGCCGTCAATTACCGTCATTATAGTTCACCTCTGATGTATGCTCTGTACTTCTGTTGTATCTCCGTTAGTTCATTGATCTCTTCCTGTCTGGCCTGCCTCAATGCTCCCATTTCGCTCGTTGTCAGGCCATCTGGGAAAACATCAATTTTGTTCTGTTTCTCATCAATCTCTTCTGATAGAGTTGCTGCTGCTGTGCTCAATACTTCCTGAGCCTTCGTATTTTCAGCTATCAATTTCTTGAGTTCTGCAATCTCAGCCGTCTGCCCTGCTATCGTGCTTTTCTGTTCGATGATCTTGGCCTCTGCAATCTGCAGTTGAGATCCAAGAACGTCAACCTCGGATTGTGTCTTTGTTTCTGCCATGGTGATTCCTCTTATGAGTGATAGAGTGTGATTGAAAGAATGTAATCGAAAATGCCCCCGTCGTATCCCATATTGCCAATACTGTTAACGTCCTCATCAGGATTGAATATACGAACATCTGAAGTGAGTGGGGTAGTCCAGGATTCAATTTCTTCACAGATATCAGATGCAAATTGTTCAGCTATTATAGAACCATTGAACCCCTGTGCGTTTTCGGTAAGAATGTGTACTGTGAGGGTAGCGGTATAGTACAAAATACCATCATCTACATCGCGAACGGCGGATACTCCGTCATTTGAGATGTTGAGAGTAATTGTAGGATAAGATGTAATGGCCTGATTTGACCAGATTTTCGATGCCGTGATATCAGTTTCATCAATTGTTGCGGTTGCGGGCAGGTTCGTAAAAATAGTTTTCTTTTGAGTGTTGCTGATTGCTCTTGCCATGTGGGTTCTCCACGTTTTTCAGGACGTTTTTCAGGAATGCAGGTTCTCTGCACACATGGCTTTCGTTTTGGAGTATTTAAAGGAAAGTTGAATTATCTTTTCATCATCTTAACAATTTTCCTTTTAGACTCAGCAAATGCCGAACGCATGAATGACCTCTCTGGAATGTTGGCCTTCGGTGCTCCAAACTCATGATGGCGAGCAACCGTAGCACGTGAACCAAAAACACCAACCTCAACGGAATCATCTGTCAACTTATGATCTATCTGACTATACAGTTCGCCAGTATCAAAAAGAGGTTGTGAACTTTTCTTACGTGCAATTGTACTCGCCTTCAGCGGTGGTCTTAATCTCGAATCTATCTTTTCAGTCATCTTTGATTCCAGGAACACACCGACAATTTCAAGTTTTTTTGAAGTATCGTCTTTGAGGTTGTCCTGTAGTTTTTTCAGTCCTCTCAGGACATCATCGGTGTCAGCATGTACATTTAGCACCTTTGAGTTCCTCCTGGTGTTTTTCCTGACACGCCTTGCAGCAGTACGGAAGAACAACCTGTCTGTATTTTTGGTAGTACACTGAAAAGAACTTCCTCTTCTGTATCCTCGTCATTGGGATCAGCTCGTCACAGTCTGGATTAGCACACGATACGAATGTTGTTTCTGTCATGGTTTACAATGTCGTTGATGTAGGCATCTTCGTGGGTCTCAACAGTCGGAAAAACCGAAATACAGAACACATCATCATCTCGTCGGGGGGATGTACATGAAGCATTCAGAGTGGAAATCAAAAGGGGTATTTTTCGATGCGAGCAGGTATAGAATTCCGGACAGTCATTTGTGCAGATAATCGGATAATCCGATTCGGCTATCTTTTCATGTTTTTTACACAAAAACATATTATCATATATGTTTTTATTCTATTTATAATATTACTTTATGTTATCTTTTTTCCAATAAGTATGTTATTCTGGATACACCAACATACTGATCAAGAAGGTTAGATTCTCGTATTTTCGAGTTCACTAACCACTCTGATATAGTTTCGTCCTCTTCGGTGATCTTCACCCGGTCACCAACTGCAAGTGTTACTGATGAATCACATGTTAGTTTTCTAACACCTTTCTCAAGGACACCGGGGTCCAGGTACTCACGTTCTTTCAATGTGACATCTGCAATATGAGCAGCAATGGATGTTTCGGAGGATGATTCTGGGACCCATGCACCGGTGGTCTGATTAGTATACCCTTCTGTAACATCTACCTTTGTGATGGTTCTCGGATAATCGAATAATGCAAATGTCATGTTCACTCCACTATGTTTATTTTTCTTTCACTTCACAGTGATTTTGTAATTTATGCAGCCTCTTTGATACTGATCTGTGTCCCCCTCGCAAAGTTCATTATCTCTTCCTTATTAGCCTGCACATATGAGTCTATCGCGAGGATATTATCAAGTACATTCCCGTTATCTGAGTGGGGGAATGTCCACCACAGCGCAGCTTCTTCGTAGCGATATATTGTCTGTTCCTCTTCTGTCATCTCATCTATGCGAGTGATTGTTTCAACATTCCATCTGCAGAGCAGCCTAGCACGTCCGCCCCTAATCTTATCGATGTAGATTTCGTTTGGCTCAATTGTAGATTCTGTTTTCATGTTACCACCTCGTGGATAGGATTTGTTATTCCAAGTTCTCGTGAAGCAATTTCTGTAAAGATGTTTCTTGCCCCTAGCAAATTCACTGAATTTTGGTATCTTTTCTTCACTCATATGGCAACCTCAGTCACTGCGGGATAAACTCGAAGCGAGCGCCGAGAGTCCGAGACGAATACGAAGACCTGTAAGCCGAAATCAGATAACTGACCCCCGCAAGCGACCCGTTAACCCAAAACCCGCCGGAGAGCAGAATGTTTGTTTCTCCTGCATCATGCACATAGAAATAATCACATAGATATGTGCTACTGCTGCCAGATACCTCTGACCCTATCATCAGATACTGCAGCAGATTCTCTGTTTCCACATCCGATTGGTAGCCGTCTGAGAGTATAGGCTCTACGATGCTTGCCTCATATTCCCCTGCTGCAAGATCTCCTGCGAGTACTCCAGTACCATCCTGTTTTGTGATACGGTGTTCCGCATCTACTGCATTGTATCCGATACAGAATTGCCATACATTCCCCCATAGATTCTCAATGCCTCTGTACACAATAGGTGTTTCGCCATCGACTCCTGTGCCTGTCCCTGTTCCGTTAGTACCGATATTCGTATCTGCGGAATCTGCACCTGTGTTGAGTCCGGCAAACCCAGTACCAGCATCTAAATCTACTACACCCCTGCCAAGTGCGGTTTGACTGTCCAAACTACCCATTTCTGTATAGAACAAAAGACGAATTGCCGACATTGTCCATATATTCATACATCCATACCCAGAACCAATATTATTTGCGTATGTTTCTGCATCATCTATTGTGAATCTACCTGAATTAGGAAGATCAGGATATGCGACGTCTCCGGTCACGGGTGTTTTGTTTGTTGCACTCACGAGTTTGAAAACTGTATCAAGTACCCCGGCTGCCTCGTATGCAGAGAGGTATATCTTTGGTCTAACCGCCCCTCCACGCATTTTGAACATTGGATGCACCTCGAAACCAGACAAAGCAATTGGGCTGACCCACCATTTCCGGATATCACCGAAAGATTCAAACTTCACGTAGAATTTTGGTATTTCTACCATAACGTTTCCAGATGCGCCTGTTAGATCAAGCCCGTCACCTCTCGGGTTGCTACCATAGGACACCTCACCGGTGTCTGGATCAACCACACACCTCCACATGCTGCCGAATATTGCATGATTGTCGAAGAATGAAGTAGTTGGTGTTATAGTATTGCCATTGATATCGATTTGTGTTAGCGATGGAGATGAACTGGAAGTATCCCACTCAATTCCCACGGGCATGATGTCCTTTCCTGGTGCAACAGGTGCCAACTGTGAATATGGTGTGGATCCATCTCCTATCTTCAAGATGCCATTGTCACTATCGTAGCATGGTTCACCTGCTGCAAGCACGGGGTTTTCAGATGCCCAGTGTGCCGTAGTATCTCGCCTGATTTGTATTAGTTGGTTTCTTGGCATTGTTATCATCTTCTGTATATTAATATCTGTGTCACCTAATCCAGCCCATTATCCCGGAAACTATTATGGCAATACCTCCGGCTACACCGGTCCTATAGATATCTTTATGTTCAAGACAGGTAACCCGATCATCGAGTGTTTCCATTACATCACACAGTTGACTGTCCGCTTTGATAGAGTTGTCAACCTTCTCCTCTATCCTCCCGACAGCCCTGCATACTTCTTTGATATCCTTATTTAATTGCATTAGGAGATCATGTTCTGGCATGTATGAACCTCAGAAATGCTCATCAATCATTGCAGATGCTTCATCAATTGTGATATTCCTATCTGCCAGTGCTGCCAGTGTGTCCTTGACAAACTCTTTCTTCTGTTCCTTTGTCTTGCCTGTCCACCAGGTACGAGCTAGAACAACACCTGTTCCGATTGCACCCACGACGAACCCGGCTACAGTTTCGATGTGATTTTCGTACATTTTGTCACCTCTCTATGAATTGTCCGCACCATCCATCAACAGGCACCATTGGGAACACTCTGCCCGTGACAGGTGCGTTCTTCCTACACTCGCCGTCACCTAATGTTCGTGGATGGAAAAACCTACACATCGAGCAGTCTTCAATCATGAATCCTCCGCATAGAATGTAGATTCGTTCACGTAGCTGTAACCTGTCCGTGCCGGCCTGATCACCAGCTGCTTCAAAATGCTCTCGGCTTCAGCTGCATAGTCTTTGAGTTTTCGACCAGTGTCAAAGAATTCCACACTAGCATCGTTTTCTGAGATCTTCTTGACATCAGTCTTAACAAGATCAGGACTGGTAGTCAGCAGCTGGTCAATGCTCTTGAACAAAACATACTTCGTTGCAAGATTGGCTGCTGAACCTGTGAACGCTGATCTCTTTGTCCGGATCTTCAACAAATCTTCTGCGGTCTCTGCAATAGTTGAGATGATTGCATCTGTGTATCCAGTTGGGAGTGTCAGCTGCAGCTCATCTTCGATATCCGCCTTAGTGATCAGGGACATCTTGTCACCTCTGTAGTATTACGCAGACCCACCGTCAATTGCTTCGTTGCGCACACGGATCACTGGGTATTCCCCACTATCATCTATTGTTCCTGCGATGGACTGTAGGTATTGCTCTGCCAATTTTCCCGGGATCCACGGTTGATCTACCATTGATACACCTCATAAAAACCATGGCGGACGGGGTTAGCCGTCCAGGCCTGTCAGTTTGTACACTGCCTTGTTGGTTGTACTGCCAGTATCGTGGATGTTACTGACTACCTGTCTCCATACATCGATCTGGTACACCTCTGCACCACTCATAAGGTCCTTTCTGCGGACCTTGACAGGACCGTTACCAATCACTGCGCCAGGTGCTTTTGATGCAACTACAAACGTAGCGTCATCTGCAACGTTGTCATCCACTTCTGAACTGACGTAGATCGGAAGGTTATAACCCGGCACGACGGCGACGGCGTTGGCAAACTGGCCAATGTTCCCTGTGCCGAAGTTGGCGATAGAACTGTTTCCAACATAGTTGGCAAATGCGACTGTGCCCATTATGACAGTGTCCGGACGATATGGCCTGATTGCAGCCACCGCGGTTCCGATGTCAGTGAGTGGGTTGTTTGCGCCTCCCCAGTCAGCACCTGCGGTGGTCTGTGGGGTTGTGTTTAGTGCATCGACTACCTTCTTGTTCAGAAGCTGTGCCAGTCTGTCAGATGCCCCGCCTTCCTGGAGTGAGAGAGGATCTCCTGCACGTGACTTGTATCTAGCCTCGTCGGTGACTGCCACTTTGACCCTGTCCTTCTTAAGACTGAAATCCACGTTTGTGAACTCAGAGCCTTCAATATCAGATTCTTCAAGTGGTTCAAGATCCTCGTTTCCAGCCGGTACACTGTATACTGGAATGGTTGCCACAAGTTCAGGCACCGGTACAGCCATACATGCTGCTTTGAGGTCCGACAGTTCTATAGCGCCCTTGAGGACACGCATTGCTATGTTTTTGGCATCTAATGAGCCATCAATAGTTGTTGGGGTTGTAGTTCCTGCCATGATTACACCATTCCTACAAAGAGTGTTCCAGTTTCACCAGAACCAAATGCTTCCATCACAGTACCTACGAGAAGACGTGGATCCTGTATTTTGTCAAGCTCGGTCTGTACTGTTGCCTCGACATATGATCCAGGTGCATCGAGTACAGTCATCGCTGTAGCTTTCACTATCTTCCCGGTTGAGCCTGCAATGACATGAGCACCTTTTGGAATTGTGGCTGCGGTTGCCTGCACTTCCACGCGACCATATACACATGCCATCACTTCTTCTGTATCATCTCCACCCTCCAGTGCTACAGCGAACTTACCAGGCATCCCGGTTGTAACAGGGTCCCATTTGCCGTCTGCCTGGAGTGCGATGACCTGGCCTGTAGTAGCCGTTGCTCCGAGTGTAAGTTTTATACAAATCGCTTCCTCGCCTTTGAGATCTCCAGCTGCCATATTATTCCACCTCGATTGATGTTACACCAAGTGATGCATAGTCGGTATCATCACCGGTGCTCTGTGTTCCGGTTCCACTGTTCGCACCTACGTGTTTTCCAGCAGTCTCTTTGATTGCTGCGAGGGTACTCTTCAAAATAGATACAGGTGCATCCTTCAGTCCGTCAAGTGTCTCTGGTGAAACACTAGATTTGAGTTCAGAGAAAACTGCTTCACGTTCTGCATTCTCTTTAAGTGCTTTGTCGTGTGATTCAAGGGCAGCTTTCACGGCTGCATTGACTGTACTTTCGATCTTAGAATCCTTGTCTTTGAGCTCCTGACGGAGTTCATCAATAGTGGACCTGAGTGTTTCTATCTCTGTTTTCTGTTCAGAGATTGTTGATTCAAGTTTTGTTGTATCGTCGGTAATGTTCACTCCTCCAGGAGTATTTGATTCAGAATTTTGAGTGTGACTATTTAAAGGAAAGTTGAAATCAATGGTATCCGAAACAATTGAAGCAACAGGAACACCACACCCCTTGTTCAACGGACAGGCAGGGTTTTCAGGATAAAAAACAAATGTCAATCCGGTACCGGTTAATTTGGTTATTTTTTTTGGATCATCTTCGTCGAACTCGGCTCCTATGCTCTCCTGTGAGACCCCACGGTATGCAGGCGAGTTGATTATATCCTTCAGTTCTGGAGAAATGCCGGCGACGG